AATCAATGTGTCATAATGAGACTCGTCAACAAACTGTCCCACTAGATGTTCAGCATCATATTTAATTGGTGCCGTAATAGTTTTAACCATTGTGTTTCTCTTTCATTTCTAGTTTAAGTAAAGTATACTTTATAGATCTTTGCAAGTATACCATTATGTAAAGTATACCTTACTATGTATGTCACTAAAATTTGAACCCTTCAGTCTGCAATCTTCTACCCATAGAGGATTGGTCAAATAAAGGTTTGTCATCGTCTTTTCTATTTTGACCACTATCAGAGATATTGGTTTGAGCAGACAACTCCACATTAAACAACTTCATCTTCGAACGATCAACTCCAATTACAAATCTCTTGTAATAAGATGGGTCGTTGTATCGATTCTTCAGTTGTTTCACCATAAGCTGACCAAGTTCCTCAAGTTCCTCTGTGGAAATAAGAGCAATCATCAAATCAGCTGTTGCAGGTAAACCAAATGACTCCGAAGTATCTTCAAGTCCTAAGTCAGTATTGGTATAACCAGATCTTGTCGTTTGAGTAGCTGATACAATAGGAACATTATATTCAACACCCAAGCCACGCAATTCCTCAGCAATCGCTTTTACATATGTATAAGAATTGATATTTCCACCAGCACGAAGTCTTTGTGATGTACAGATATTCAAATAATCAATAAAGACAATATCTGGTGTAAAATTACGTTTCATTTTTAATTCTTCAAGTAGTGCACGGAAGTGTCCAGAGTGCGCACTTGCAGTTGGATATTCTTTGACGATCAACTTACCTTTTGTTTTGTTAGCGATCTTTTGAACACGATTACCAAAGATATCTTTATCAACTACCTTCAATTCATCCATACCAAGATTTAGAAGATTCGCATCAATACGTTCCGCAATACGTTCCTCAGCCATCTCAAGAGATATGTATAATACGTTTTTACCCTGCATTAATACTGATGCTGCATGGTGACACATAAAGAGTGACTTACCAACGCCAGTACCTGCAAGGATAATGTTTAGTGTTTTCTTGGATAATCCACCACGTGTAATGGTATTAAGCATATCCAAATCAAAAGGAACTTTTTCTTCAACACGATGATAGTAGTCGTATCGTGCTTCAAAGTCATCTAGGTAATCATGCCCTACTGACTTATCAAAAGAAACTCCTAGTGCTTCTTGTAATAGATGAGGGATGGCATCCTGATTATGTTGTTTATCACGACCATCAATAATTTTAATAGAGTCCATAATTGAATTATAGACTGCTCTGTTCTTACACCACTTTTCGGTTTCATCAAGTAACCAATCTTGATTAGATTCCTCAGGTTTAAGATTATTAATATAAGTTTGTGCTTTTTTGTAATCTTCTTCGAAAAGATCTTTACGATTACCGAGTTCGATTCCTAGGATTTCTTGTGTTGGTGCTTTGTTATACTTACCAAAAAACTCGATGATGTTTTCAGCGATCGCTTTTTCAATGCTATCGGCAAAATACTTTTCTGATAAATGAGGAACTACCTTACGTAGATATTCTTCATTGTGTATCAGATTCCTCAATATTGCTGTTTCTACTCTCGTCGTCATTAATATATTTCTCCATTTCGTCTTTACCACCTCGGAACAATGCTTTCTTTTGTCGCATCTCTTCCTCGATCAGTGACATTAAAAAATCGCCAAGAAGTTTTTCCATTTCTTCTTTGCCGATCATCCGAAATTTCGGCTTACCCTTTGTCTCATAGTCAAAGGATAATTTTATTTCACCATTGTCTTGTTGTTCAAAATTAACTTTACCGAAAGAGAC